CTAGTTTTCTCTATCTCCCATCGGTTGAGGTATTTCGCTGCGGGCGCGTTCCGCGACCTCACGCGCGGCCTCGCAAAGCCAGGCGGCGCTTTCCGAGAGCACCTGCGCACGTTGTCGATACAGTGCGACAATGCGTAGCTCGCGGGCCGGTTGGCCATCCGCCTGCAATTGGCGGCTGGCCTCGACCAAGGCGCTGTCCTTCAGCACGTCGGCATAGGCGATTGAGAGCGATTTGACCGCGCGTTCCAAAGGCGAAAGGGCCCGATCGAAAGCTCGCTCGGCGCTTTCCACAATTCGGATGCGGTCGCGCTCTGCCGCCGGAATCGGCCCTTCAAAATGCGCGTCGGTTGCTGCGCGCAGGAAGCTGCTGAGGCTCTGATGCATCGCTCCTCGCATGGTTAACGGCCATTTACCATATTATGATACATAATGTATTGACATCAGTCAATACAAAAAGTATTGGACCGGGAACAAGGAGTTTCCTTTGGCCTCAATTCCGCGTTTCATGTTTGCCGCTCTTTTCCTCGCCGGTTCACTGCCTCCGGCTTCCGCGACCGAACACAATCGTCCGACCTTTACCTGGCGTGTCGTCGGCATCAAGGACGGCGATACTTTGACCGTGGAGTTGCCAGGATTGCCGCCGCCGCTCAATCCGGTTGCGGTGCGGTTACGCAGCGTCGACACGCCGGAAAGTGGCGGCCGCGCCAAATGCATAAGCGAACGCGAACTGGCGGATCGCGCTACCCGCTTCACCCGTGACGCGATTCTGGCAGCCAAGACCATCGAGTTCGGCTCGCCAGGATGGGATAAATACGGCGGCAGGATCGATGCCGATGTCTGGGTAGATGGAATGCGTCTGGCGGACCAATTGATCGCGGCTGGCCTCGCGCGGCCCTACGATGGCGGCAAGCGACGTAGCTGGTGTTGAAGGCTGAGACCCTGCGTCAGAGTCCCATCAACTCGTGGTTCTTCAGTACCAAGTGGACGGCTGCGACGTCCTTTTCATCCAGCACGAATTCTCGTTCCGGGTTGAATTGCTTCAAGCGCCATTTGTTGCCAGACCGGCGCACCAGGCGCTTCAGAAAGCAGCGTTCCTCGCCCTCCGGGCCCTTCGCCACCAATTGGATGACAACGTCGCGGCCGGCGTGCGGCGGGCGGTGCGGATCGACATAGATGAGATCGCCGGCCTCATAGACCGGCTCCATCGAGCTGCCTTCCGCATAGATGCAGTAAATGCCTTTTCGGTTCATTTGCCCTGGCGGCCGACGCACGTAGTCGATCGGCCCTCCTGCGTTCAAAATGAAGGATCCGTCCGAGCCGCATTCGGCGAGACCAAGGACGGGAACATCTTTGGTGAGGAATCGGAAATCGGGAGCTTCGGATGAAGACAGCCGAACGTTGGACGGGCCCTCGACATCGTCGCTCATGCCCGACGGTAGGGTGCGTTCCGATGCTTCGGACGCAGTGCCCTGACCATAGATCAGCCAAGCCGCGTCGAGATTGAGCGCGCGGCTGTACGCCGCTGCCGCGCGCTTGGAGACGTCACGCGTGCCGTTCACATGCGATCGCACAGTGACTTCATTTTGATTTGTCAGGCGGGCGAGTTCGGCCGCCGAGCCGAGGCCGCGAAGCTGCATGGCGTGACGCAGGCGATGAGAGGAAGAGCGATCGGTCGAGTCCGGCATGAGACGGATTGTAACGGGGAAACGATGCTTTGTGTATTGATTTCTTCCGCTACTAAATGTATCGTTCTGCCATGGTCACACTCGCCACTTGCAGCCGCCCGCCGACAAGTTTTCGCGAAGTCATTGCCCGATGGCCGGGCACACGCGCGTTTGCCAGGGACTCGGCCTGCACGCCCACACTGGTGCGGCAATGGCGGCATCGGGATTTTGTGCCGGCGCACTATTGGCCGCGCATTGTCGAAGGAGCCAGGCGGCGCGGCATTGCCCATATCGACACCGATCTGCTGGCCGCGTTGGCGGTCAAGCGACGCATTGGAATTAAGGAAGCGCAGGCATGACAAGCATTTCTCGGCCGCAGCAAGCTCAAGGTCGGCGGCGCGAACGCAGCGGCGTTTCGCGCATGATCAGAGCCTGGCCGGCCGATATGCGGTTCGAGGATGCAGACGTGCCGCCCGAGGGCATCTTCAAGGGATCGAGCCGAGACATCGCCGGAATATGGCCGGAATATGGCCGGAATCCAGTCTTGGCACGGTCGGTTCCATCGTGCGGCGACGATAGCGGCGTAGTCGAGGGGTGACGGATGGCGGCCAAGAAGCCGAAGACCAGCCGCGATAGCGGCCGATCGCGCAAGAACAGCGCGATGGCCGACAAGGCGATGGAAGCGGCGGATCTGCGCCTACTGGCGCGTGATGCGGCGCTGGCGGCACTCAATCGGTTGGCGGATTTATCGCGGAGTGAGGACGAGCGGGTCGCGCTTGCGGCGACGCAAGAATTGCTCAACCGCGCTTTCGGCAAGTCATCCGCCGCGGCCCCGGAAGAAACCGCGTCAGGTCAACCCCTGATCGTCAAGATCGTGCGCTTTGGCGAAATCGAATCCGGCGGGGGACAAGGAGGCGGACAATCATGATCGAGCGCAGCCCACGTCTGTCGCCATCGCGGCCGACGTTTGCACCGGCCGATGCAAAGGAGATGGAGGCGATGGCGCGGCGCGCCTGGCGCGAGCGCGGCATCGTCATTCTGTGGCCCGACAGGATCAAAGACGAGTGGGATCGTCAACATGTGCTGAACATCGCCAGCGATCTATACGGCAAACGGCCATGATTGCGGTCCCGCGGGGTCGCGCCGCAGACGAGGCTGAGCTGTGGCAGGCGCATCTGGCCGTCCTGAAGCAGGCACTGGTCATGCGCAAGCCCGATGCGCTGGCGCGCATTCGCAGCGAGAGCAACAGATTGGAACGCGAGATCGAGGCGTTGGATGAGCGCAGAACCCTCGCCGAGCGGGCCGCTGGCGATGGCGGGGGAGCTCGGAACGCGCGACTGGCCGAGACAATCGCGGAGCGGCTGCGCAGGGTCAGCGATCTGGCCGGGTTGGTGCGTTCATTCGGCGGGCGGGAACGAGCGGAGGATCTGGGCGCTGCTGCGGAAGCGGCCGCCCGCCCGGCATCGATCGATCCTATCGAGATGCTGCATGGCAAGGGGAAGCTCAATGCGGATCAGATCCGAGCTGCGCGCGAGATTGTCTGGGTCCACGAAGCAATCACACGAGCTGGCCGGGCGAGAGTCTCTCGCCTCTCCGAAATCGACCCGCCCAAGGGCTGGCGGGAGATGCCGCTGCCGGAACGGGCCGCCCTGATCCATGCGAAACGCTTCCTTCCCTGGGCCGAGCGGCTGCGCGCGCAAGCGCCCGCGATTCTTGACATCGTACTAAGGGTGGTCGTGCTGGGTTCGGCGATCTATCCGGTAGCCCGGAAGCATCGGATCGGATGGGCCACGTGCGTTGCGAAGCTGGCGGATGGGTTGGATCAGTATTGGCACCGGCCAGGTGATAGCGGCCGGCGGTGAAATCGGCTAGTTTGCTTCGATCTTGAAGTGGCGCGGGCGCGGAGGCCGGCCGCCATGAGGGGGATCGAAGGAACATGGGATTTCAAATCGCCGACAAATGGTTCGAGTTCCGGCGCGTGGATGACGACATCACGCTGATCTGGGAACCGCATGTGGTACCGCTGATCCGCTGCAACATCTGGCACGTGCGCGGACGAGATCGCGACCTGCTGATCGATACTGGCCTAGGGATGGCGAGCCTCAAGGCAGCCGCCCGTCATCTGCTCGAAAAGAAACTGACCGCCATTGCGACTCATGCACACTACGATCACGTCGGCGGATTTCATGAGTTCGAGGATCGGGTGATCCACGGCGCTGAGGCGCGCAAGGCGGCGGCAGGCAACGTCGCGTCGCTATTCGGAGGCGGCAAAGAGGATGCGTTGCTGGAAAGCATCCGAGCGGCTGGGTACGAAGTGCCGCCGGAATTGTTCACGGCGGTGCCGAGCGCCGAATACGATCCCAAATCCTATGCCGTCCTACCCGCGCCAGCGACCCGCACGGTGGAGGAAGGCGACATCATCGATACCAGCGACCGCAGATTCGAAGTGTTGCATCTGCCGGGGCATTCGCCCGGTAGCATCGGTCTGTGGGAGGCGCGGACCGGCATTCTGTTTTCCGGTGACGCGATCTATGACGGGCCGCTGCTGGACGAATTGCCGGGATCGGACATCTCGACCTACGTCGCCACCATGAAACGCCTCCGTCAGCTTCCCGTCAGCGTCGTCCATGCAGGTCATGATCCGAGCTTCGGCCGTGCGCGCCTGCAGGAATTATGCGATGCCTATCTCGCCAGGCGGGCATGACAACGCGCTAAGTTAGACTGCGCTTTTCCAGCGGGAGGACCAGACATGAAGATATTGCTGGTCGAGGATCATCGCGAGCTGCGTGACATGGTCGCGGAGCACTTTGTCGGCCGCGGTTTCGTGGTGGACGCGGTCTGCGCCGCAGAAGACGCACGCGCCGCGCTTTCGATCGGCGGCTATGACGCCCTCATCCTCGATCTGGGCCTGCCGGATATCGACGGCATGACGCTGCTGCGCGAGATTCCCGAGTTGGTCGCGGGTGGCCTCCCGACCCTGGTCGTGACGGCGCGCGATTCACTCGACGATCGGCTAATGGGCCTGAATGAAGGGGCGGATGATTACTTGGTGAAACCCTTCAGCCTGCTGGAACTGGAGGCGCGGCTTCGTGCCGTGCTGCGCCGGCCCGGAACGCGCGAAGCACCGAAGCTCGTTTGCGGCGCGCTGCTCTATGACCCGACGGCGCGCGAAGTCACCGTGCGCGGCCAGGCGATCGAAATGAGCCGGCGTGAGTCCGATCTGCTCGAAGCCTTGCTGAGGGCCTCCGGCCGCGTTGTGATCAGAGACTTTCTGGAGGAGCAGCTTTACTCTTTCAACGAACCGGTGACACCCAACGCTCTGGAGGCAGTCGTGTCTCGATTGCGTCGCCGGTTGATCGGCGCGGATGCGGACGTGCGAATCGAAACCCGTCGCGGCATTGGATATCGGCTGGTGGCGGGACCGGACAGTGCAAGCGCGCCATGACGGGCCGCCGCCGATTCAGCCTCAAGTTCCGGCTGATCGCCTCTCTCTTCGTGGTTTCGGCGGTCGGCTTGGCCTCGGCCACCTATTTCGCCTACCGCGAGGTCTACAACACGGACGAGGCGATCGCGGAACGTACGTTGCAGGGGCAGGCGAACGAGTTCCTGGATTCCGTCTCGTTCGACACCGCGACCGGCGCGATCAAGATCGACCTGCCGCCCGATTGGGTCGATGCCTATAGCGGTCCGAGCGACGCTTATTCATACACATTGTACGACGCCAACGGCAAAGTGACGGCAATGGCGCCGAACCTGAAGCAGCCTTTGAAGGCTCCGGACATTGACCATGGCGACGACTATGGGCCGCTGGAATTTCGCGGGCCCAAGGGACAAATGGTCATGGCGGCACGTGCACCGAGAGACGGGCTGCTGGTCATTTCACGCGGGCAGATCCAGTCGGAGGCTCTCGCCGAGAGCATGATCGAGGAATCGGTCGAGCCCATGTATCTGTTGATACCCAGCGGTATCGTTGCGCTGGCGACGATCTGGCTGGTTGGCAGCTGGAGCTTGCGTCCGCTGGAGCGCGCATCGCGTGAAGCGTCCGTGGTCGGGCCGGCCAATCCATCGGCACGCGTCTCTATCGAGGGATTGCCGAATGAAGTGCTGCCGCTGGTTGCCGCCGTCAATGGAGCATTGGACCGGCTGTCGCAAGCTTACGAAGCGGAACGCCGACTGACGGCGGACGCCGCGCATGAGCTTCGAACGCCGTTGGCGGTGCTGGATCTCAGATTGCAACGCGCCGAATTGGATGGTGACCTTGACTGGGGCGCGGTTCGGCGCGATTTTGAGCATCTCCACCGCGTCGTCGCACAATTGCTGGATCTGGCCCGGATGGAGAGCGCGGCACATTCGCTGCCGCAACCCCAGCCGGTCAATCTGCCCCGCATCGTACGCGAGGCGACGGCGATGGTGCTGCCGCTCGCGGACGACGCCGGCCGAGAAATCGAAATTGCCAACGATGGCGATGAACCAATCAGCATTATGGGATATGCCGCGGATCTACGGAATATGGTACGCAATCTGTTGGATAATGCGCTGTCGCATGGCAGGGGCAAGATTACAGTGCAACTGACCGGTCCGGCGCGAACGGAGTTCGGAAGTCAAGTGGTCCTGCGAGTCATCGATGAAGGCGGGGGTGTACCCGAAGAACTTCGCGAAGTCGTGTTTGATCGATTCCGCAAGGGCAAAGCCTCGTCCGCCGGGGCTGGCCTGGGACTTGCCATCGTGCGCCACGTGGCGCGCGTCCATGGCGGATTCGCCCGCGTGCATCCTACCGAGCGAAACTGCATTGAAGTCGTCTTGAGCGGGGCGACACAAAGGGCGGGCGGCCAAGCGGCTTGAGGCAGCTCATCGATCGCGTAATGGAATTTCGTGACGAAATGATACACGCATAGAGAGAAATTATTGACCTGCGTTATGGCGGGTGGCATGATCCATCCATTGTCGCAGAGGCGGGCAAGCACACCGGCCTTCCCGTCAGCGATTTCGATCATTCTAAGATCGTCATACCCAATTCACCGAGTTAAGTAAGTCCTCGGAAGCCAGCGGATACGCGAGGTCTCCATGGAAGTTATTTTGCCCAATCGATGGGAGCCGCGGCCCTATCAAAGAAGACTCTGGAGCTATCTTGAATCGGGCGGGAAGCGCGCTGTCGCGGTCTGGCACCGGCGCGCGGGCAAAGACGAAGTGTGCTTGCATTGGACGGCGTGCGCGGCGATGCAGCGGGTCGGCAACTACTGGCATATGCTGCCGGAGGCGGCGCAGGCTCGTAAGGCAGTGTGGGACGCGATCAACCCGCATACCGGCCGACGAAGAATCGATGAAGCGTTTCCTGCATCCATTCGTCTGGGGCAGCGCGACGAGGACATGCGTATCACGCTGGTCAACGGCTCACGGTGGCAACTGGTCGGAGCCGACAATTTTAACGCCCTGGTTGGATCGCCGCCCGTTGGACTGGTCTTTTCAGAATTCTCCCTGACCAATCCAACTGCCTGGGATTACCTGCGGCCGATCCTGGCCGAAAACGCGGGATGGTGTCTGTTCATGATGACTCCGCGTGGGCGAAACCACGCTTGGAAAATCTATGACATGGCGCGGCACAGGCCAGACTGGTTTGCAGAGCTTCTGACGGTGGAAGAGACCAAGGCGATTGGAGCCGACATCATTGCGGATGAGCGAGCCTCCGGCATGTCCGAAAATTTGGTGGCACAGGAATACTACTGCAGCTTCGATGCCGCGCAGCCCGGCGCTTACTACGGCAAGTTGCTGCAATCGGCCGAGAGCGAAGGACGGATCGGCACCGTACATTGGGCGCCGAACGCGCTCACGCATACGGCTTGGGATCTTGGCATTGGAGATAGCACTGCGATCTGGTTCTGCCAGTCGGTGGGCCAAGAGACACGATTAATCGACTACTATGAAAACTTTGGCGTTGGTTTCGATCACTACGCCAAAGTCCTGCGGGAGAGGCCCTATGTGTATGGCGAGCATATCCTGCCGCACGATGCACAGGTAGCCGATCTGTCCACAGGTCGCAGCAGGCTGCAGACCTTGGCGGCACTCGGCATTCACGGCCGCGTGCTGCCGCGAGAGCCGAACATCGAGGACGGGATCAACGCCGCGCGCAACCTGCTGCCTCGCTGTTGGTTCGATGCCGACAAATGCGCGCGCGGCCTCGAGGCACTCCGCCAATACCGCTGCGACTATGATGCAGAGCGCAAGATCTATTCAGCGCGGCCCAGGCACGACTGGACCAGTCATGCTGCCGATGCTTTTCGTTATCTTGCGCGGGGACTGCCGGAAAATATGGCCCCTATGCCGAAGCGTGATCGATATGCGCCTCGCCGCGGCGACGACGGGACGTGGATGAGCGCATGAAGAGAAACCACGTGGCTGGATCGGCAACCTCGCGATCCAAGGACGAAAATCGAATGAATGATGACGAAGTGAGGAAATGGATCGGCCTTGGATATGAGACCTATGGACTGACGGGCGCCCGGGCAATAGCGAGAACGATCGGCCTGCTGACCAATCGAAGTCCAATCGCCAGAACAACCCGAGGTCGTCCTCCGTCATGGACAGCTACCTGAGGTAGTGCTATTCTGGTGCAAATTGAGACTGGCGACCAAGCCACGCATCGCAGCACACCATCGGGATCCGGCCGGGCGGAAGCGCCGGTCGCCTGCCCGGTCTCGCCGCCGCGGGGAGCGAAGGGGTGGCGGCCGTACGTTGGAGATTCAAGTGTCTTCCATTGCGGTTTCGATGGGTATCTCGAGGATCGCGATCCGTCACCAGACCACCCGGTCGCCGAGTGTTTCTATGACGAACAAGGCCAACTGGTAGATGACAACCACGCCTATCGCGGATGCAAAGGTACGCCCGACAGCTACGGAGCGGCAGATCCAAGGCATTGGGGTCGAACCGATCCAGGTGGCATCTGGAATGAAGGCGGTGCGGGGCTGGCTGAATCGCGAAGGTACTTCAACGACCTCGTGCGTGATGCCATGCGCAAGAAGGGTTATCCGCCTTATAGCATCGGCCCTTTCCGCGCGCCCCTTCAGCGGTGAAAATCGCGTAGTCGGCTATTGGGAATCGTCGAGTCACCTGCATTTCGATGGTAACGCCCTCGTGGGGACTTCGGCTCAATGACCTTTGGCTCCGCCCCGAGGCTCCGGACCTGCATCGCGATCTACTACGCGATGCTTGTCCTCTTCGGCATGGCCGGAACATTTCTGGGTCCGATGACGGCTGACCATGGCGTTGGCGAAGTTTTGCGCGGTGGCCTGTGGATCGTCTTCATTACGCACTACTTCTTTGTTTCGGCGATAGCCATTCAGCATGATTGGCTCTCTTTCCTCATGGTCTTTGGAATTCCAATTGCCATCACTGCGGCGGCCATCCGATTGACCGGCTGGACCAGGAACGTGGCTGTCGTTGGGCTCTTGCTGGTGGCCCACGTTTACGGTCTCGCTGTCGGGGGCATGAACGCATAGGGGCGACCGCTTCGAAGGTCGCTATTTTACGGATGCATCATCGATATGAAGGGTTGGTCGACGATGCTCCGATGACGAGCGACGGAGGCGGGTCGCGCAGCTCATATCGAATCCCTACGACATGGTAGCGACGAGGCGATTTATCGAAACCAACAGCTGCTGCGAAAGAACGGCTATCCGCCATATAGCGTTGGACCGTTTCGCGCGCCGCTGCCGCGATGACTTTACACCGAGGCCCCATGATTGATCGCAATTTTCGGAGCTTGGCCTGGAGCGTCTTGTCCTACTATGCGATCACGATTCTAGTGCTGGTTGTCTTATATCCGCCAAGTCGAACCGACACTACGATCTTCGATTCTGTACTCAACGTCTTGGCGTTCCCGCTCTTGCTGGTCATACTTTTCTTCGGCGCCCTTTGGGAGGACAGTACCTGGATTGCTTGGCCAATCGTTATCGCGGTATTGGCGGGCTTATGCGCGGCAGTTTTCCGTCTGCGCGGAAAGTGGCGTATTGCAGCCGTGCTCACACTTCTAACTGTCATGAATGACTATGGAATTCGCGTCGGCAACCTGGTTGGCGCATAACGGGTGACAATCGCGCGATGCGTAATGCCGCGTCCTCTATGACCGTCTCTGGTCTGCATTTGCATAATCGTCTCAGTTCCACTGATCTGACGTAGAAAGCCATCCATGACCGACAATGAAATCGGAGCTTCGGCGGCCGAGCCGTCGCCGCTGGCCGAAGCCGAGCTCTATGAGCGCCTGAAGGGTTGGTTCCTCGAAGATCGGCGAGCGCAGAGCGAATGGTACAAGGACGCGGAGAGTGACTTTGCATTCCACGCCGGCCACGGCCAATGGGAAGAGGCGGACCGGCAGCGATTGAAAGGACAGAATCGTCCCTGCGTCACCTTCAATCGCATCGGACCTGCGGTGGCCGCGGTGGTCGGAATGGAAGTCGCGAACCGGCAGGAAGTGCGCTTCATCCCGCGCACGACCAGCAGTAAATCAGGCCAAAGCCTTGACCCGGCGACAGGCCAGCCGGTCAACATCCCGGTACCGGGCGCGGACGATCAGGGGCCGGCGGAGCTCTTTACCGGCGCGGCGCTCTATCTGCGGGATCAGTGCAACGCGGAGGATGAGGAATCCGACGCGTTCCAGGACACCGCAATCTGCGGCATGGGTTGGACCGAGACGCGTGTCGACTACGACGACGATCCGAACGGCAAGATCGTGATCGATCGGGTTGATCCGCTGGAGATGGCGTGGGATGCGCGGGCCGCGAAGCGCAACTTGGTGGATGCGCGCCGCCTGCACCGTGCGCGCGAGATCGACATTGAAGCTGCGCGGCAGATGTTTCCGGGCATCGACGACGAAGCGCTGGATGCGAGCTGGGCACGGCCGGCCGCTCTGGAAGCAACGCCCCACGATCGCGAAGCGGCCCGCAACTATGGCAGCGGTCCTTCGACCAACGATCGGAACCGCAAGACCGTGACGGTCGTCGAGACCGAATGGTGGGAGTATCAGACCGAGTATCGCGTCGCCAATCCGGCGACCGGCGAGGTGATAGAAATATCGAACGAGGATGAGCTCAAGGAACTCCGGCGCCGTGCCGAAACAGCCAACGTGGCACTCGCGGTGCAGCGGCGGAGCCAGCGCATCTTCCGGCGCGCATTCCTTGGTGCAGCGCTGCTGGAAAGTGGACCGGCACAGTCGCAGGCCGGCTTCAAGTTCAAACCCATCACCGGCTACCGTGATCGAAACAAGCGACAATGGGTCGGCCTGGTGCGCGCGATGCGCGATCCGCAACGCTGGGCTAATGCACTGTTCAGCTCGGTGCTGAACAGCATCCAGACCAGCGGCAAAGGCATCATGGCCGAGCGGGGGGCGTTCGACAACGACCAGCAAGCGGAGACCGACTGGGCGAATGCTGGGCGGATCGTCTGGCTCAAGACCGGAGCGCTTTCGGGAATGGGGCCGCGGGTGACCCCAAAGCCGCCGGCGATCATGCCGACGGGAGTCGAAGGCCTGATGCAATTCGCGCTCCAGTCGATGCGCGACGTGTCGGGCATCAATGTCGAGATGCTGGGGCTGGCGGACCGCGGGCAGGCAGCCTCCCTCGAATATCAGCGCCGACAGGCCGCAACGACGATCCTGGCGCCGTTCTTCGACGGGCTGCGACGTTACCGCAAGGACCAGGGGCGGCTATTGCTGCATCTGATCCGCGACTATCTCAGCGACGGACGGCTAGTGCGTATTGCGGGGCCGGACTACGAGCGGTACGTGCCGTTGATCCGCAACGACGATGTGCTGGAGTTCGACATCATTGTTGACGATGCGCCGGTCTCTCCCAACCAGAAGGAAGCGACCTGGGCGATCCTGCAGCAGATGCTGCCGCTGCTGATGAAACAGCCGCTCTCGATCGAAGCCTGGGGCAAGCTGTTGAAGGCTTCACCACTGCCGGGCAGCGTGGTCGGCGAGTTCGTCGAGACGGTGCAGCAGGACCAGCAGAATCGGCAAGCCGAACAGGCACAGATGATCCAGCAGCAAGCCCAGCAGGCGCCGAACCCACAGCAGATGCGGTTGCAGGCGGAGTTGCAGAGGCTGGAAGTCGAAGCAGCGCTGAAACAGCAGGAGTTGCAGCTCCGGCGCTATGAAGCCGACGTGAATGCGGCGCTGACGTTGCGGGAGCTGGAGGAGAAGCAAGCTGCGAGACTGCAGAAGCTCAACGCTCCGCCGTCTGATCCGGCACAAAGTGAATGCCAAAGTTGCGCAGAAACTCCCTGATCCTACGTGTCGGTGGGTTTTTCATATGGAGTGGTAAATGGTATACCCGATCAACGTGCCCTCGAAGGGGGCTTTGCAGAATGCAATCTTTGACTACCTCAATTTCAATCGCCACAAGTTTGATGAGAGTGGAAATTTTAATTCACGCCCGGACGAGCGGGATTATGTAAGCCCGATACTTGCCAAATATCGTACGGGTCCTCCAAGAGAAGAGGTCGATTGGGAATCCTTTATCGGCAACATAAAGGATCCGCAATCTGCCACGGAACTGCGACGTCAGAACTTGAAGACCTGGACGGAGGAGGATGAAAATAATGCGCGTATGCATGCCGAGATGGCTGACAAGGGCGGACTGACGCGAGACAAATGTACAGAGCTGTGGAACGAGGAGGTTCGCAGGTGCATTGCTCGCTGGTCAGGTCGCAACCGGGCCGCGTGCAAGGAAAGGGCGAGGTATCGCTATCACCAGTGTAGGGATCGCGGCCGCTACGACGATCTGAGGGAATGGGGTCTTGAGGACTTGGATATGCCGGAGATCGAGAAGGAAGAGTTTAGAAAGCGGTTCGGAAGGCAAGGGACAAGAACAAATCCGAATCCTAACTCCAGCTCTACTTCCGGTGCCAAGCCAAGTTCCTCCAATGATACCAAGTCTGAGAGGAACCCATACATTTTTGGCCCTCCATGGGGCGCCCCAGTTATTTACCGAGCTCCATTGATGCCGCCCGAGCTCCAGCGGAAAATTCCGCGGAAGATGCATGCTCACATTAGTCCGGACATGGCGTTTCAGCTCCTGTTGCTAGCGCTCTCACGCGGCCGAGCAGGTCGGGTGCCTAGTGGAGCCTTGGAGCCAGCTACAGGCGTTTTGCCCATGTTGAGGGGTGCAAAGCCCTAGTATGGCATAGATTTTGGGACTGATAGCTCGATGGCAATGAATATTGAAGGCATCAGTTAAACGCCCGAAGATCTCTCAAGGGATGGTCAATGGACAACGCAAATGGGTCGACGTCAAACGATGGGTCATTGCTAGAGGAAGCACACGCCGACCCGCTGCCAGCTGACAGTGCCGACCCGAGGTCGGCGACTAGACACATCGAAAGCCCAAGAGCAGTTGCCGATGCCCAAACGCTCGATCAATTTCAGCGAACAGTGCCCTACGGCGCTCTGGCCGAAGAGCGGGCGCGGCGGAAGGAGTTGCAGCGGGAACTGCAGAGCGCGGTCGAGTCTCAGCAGAAGCTGCAGGGGCGGTTGGATCTATTGCATGAGCTGGCGCAACGGAACACTGCAGCGGGCGCGGCGGCCGGTGCCGATCTGCTCCAAGAGCAGGCGAATAGCCCGCAGCCGGAAATGCCGCCGGATAGGGCTGCACCCAGCGACATCGTCGAACAGCCGGACGGAGTATTCCGAACCCAGCTCATGCATTCCGTCCGTGACGTCATACGGGAGCGGCCAGACTTCCTGGCCGCTTACCAGCATGCACGTCAGGCACGCGTTTCCGAGCTGGTCGCACTGGGATACGCGCCGCAAGAGGCGCTGGGAATCACCTTCGACAACGAACTGGAGATCATTCGAAACGCGTACGTGAACGGTCGGAATCCGGCGCACGTGATCTATGACTATGCGCAGCGGCACGGTTATCGCGGTGGGCCGACCGTCGAGCCGACGCAAAGAACGGCCGCCGGCCCTTTAGGTCGCGGCACCATCCCCAGTGAGGCCGAGAAGGTCGCGCTTGCCGCACGCGGCCAGGCAGCATCGAAGTCGCTTTCGACGGCTGGTGGCGGGTCGACGGGCACCCTGACACTCGAGGCGCTTGCCGGCATGAGCGATGAGGAGTTCGCCGAAGCGACCAAAGGGGATCGCTGGCAAAAGCTGTTGAAATGATGACGAACAAGCGGGCCAGGCGCCTCTGAACGATCCAAGATTCTGCTTCCGACGTCCGCGCTTGCTTGAAATTGGAGAGCCTATGTCACTGCCGAACGACGAAGCGTCCAATCGTGCCGATTGGGCGAACGCGACGGATGAATCAGCCATGCAGTCCAGGGCGACGGCACAGAGCTTGCAGTCCAGTTCGACCGAGAAACCAACATCGGTGGAGGCCTTGGGGGCTCGGCTATCGGAAGCTCTGAGCGTCGCCCAGGAAGACTCGGATCCTGTGGCTGGGCTGGAGTTGGCCATCCGAACGGTCGCCGATGAAATAGGTGAAGCGTCTCAGGAGGACAGAGAATCAGAGATCGGTTCGGAGCCAATTGAAGACTTCACAGACGCCATCGATGCGCTGGTCCGTATTTCGCTGGAAACGGATGATCCTGTTAAAGCTCTGGAGGAGGGTACAGATAGTCTCGCCGAGGCGCTTGCGGAGCGCAAAACTGCTGCCCGTGAAGAGATTCTGGTGGCGCATGAAAGGCGGGCCGACGAAGAAGCGGCCTATCGCCACGCGCGGTTTCACCGGGTGACCGAGTTGATGGATATCGGTTACAGCCTGGACCAGGCGGTCGCCATCACGAACGCGAACGAGACAGAGATCGGCGTAAGGGCCGCGGCCGTGGGGCGCAGCCCGATGGAGCCGATCTATGAGTATGCGGTCCGAAACGGCTATCGCCGTGCTCAATCACGTCCAGAGGCGCACGGGAGCCTGCATCGACCTCATGGGTCTGCGCCGGCAGCGCAGGACCGAAGCCGTGAATTCTCAACGCTGCAGATGCTTGCGAGCATGGGCGATGAGGAGTTCGATGAAACGACCAAGGGCGACCGCTGGCAGAGATTGCTGCAGGCTTAGCGACATCGGACGCTATCGGTTCTGAATTCGAGGGCGACCGGGGATTGCGAGCAGGAAAGGCCAGAGCGAATGTCATCCGACTACGAAGCCCTCAAGAGGCGCTATGCGGATGAAATCCTTCGGCGCATGAATGATAGTCCCCAGGCGTTTCTGAATCTGGATAGTCCGTCGGAACGGCGAGGCCACCCTGCAAAGGCAAAGCTCAACCGGGGCATGCGCAGCGGCAGCCGATTCGGCCCGTTACCGGAACCGAGCGAGATACAGAGGGCGATCAATGCCGGGTTTTATGACGGATTCACTTTCGGAGCCGGGGATGAAATCGATGCTGCGCTGGCGGCAATCCCTGCCTGGTTCGACGATCGCGCTGCGGGCGATGTTTACGACGACGAACTAAAGAGGGCGCGAGCGGAAGCGAGCTATTGGCAGGATCAGCATCCGATCGCCTATGGCGGCGGGGCCGTAATCGGATCGCTGGCCCAGCCGGCAACGTACATCCCCATTGGCTGGGTGGGCCGTGGCGCGGCGGTCGCAAGCAAGGCTGCTCCGCTTGTCCGATTGGCTGCCAGGTCGGCAGCTTTTGGGAAGGCGGCTGCAATCGACGGCGGAATCTACGGCTTCAACAGCGCGAGTGATGGACTTGGCAATCGATTGGTCGGAGCAGGAAAAAGCGCCGCGCTGAGCGGCATGTTGGGCGCGGGAATTCCGGTTGCTGGCGTCGCGGCAACGAAGGCGGGACAGGCGATCGCGGCAGGCTCGAAACTGGCCGGCCGAGAACTCGAAGCCGCCGCCACGGCCGCAGCTGCTTCGGCGATGCGACGCCCAGGCGAGTTTCCGAGCCTGTACTCTCTCGCTAGAAAATTTCTGGACGATCGTGGCGGCACTATTGACTTGGCACAACGACTGCGCAACAACTTTGAGTTGCTGTCACGCAGAGAAGGTAGCCCGGTTGCCAATGAAATCGAGATTGTTAAGTTGGCGCGGGCGGGGAAAGGCAATTTTGGGCTGGGAGCCGCCAATGAAGAAACCTCGAAGCGGCTGGGCGAGGCGTTCGTTGATCCAGGGTACCATGCATCTCAAGGGAGCGAGGCCTTGATTTCGGCGGACCGTCTTCGTCAGTACCGGCCGCCGCAGGCGAAACGGAGTGCGTTTGCCACGACGGGAACTCAGTCCAATTTTGAGAGCCGGTGGACCCCTGGCGGACGATGGCAGTCAAACGGCCATCTCAATATCTCCGGAAAGAAAAAGCGGTCTAGATGATGCGTGGGAAACTGAAGGACCTGTCTTTCCCGGATATCGATAGCGTCACCGGCATGGGGGAGCCGGCCGACTCACAAGCCTTTGGCGTGTTGGCAGAAATGAGCATCGGCAACGATGACTCCGTTGCCGCCGATGAATTTTTCGCGACGGTGTGCTCGCCGTCATGGCTGTCAAGACAATGCCAGGAGTCAGGCGCGATCTGGGGACGGCACATGCTGATCGGTCCGCGATTTGACCGGCAGGCGATTCGGGAGGCGATCGAAGTATTTTGCTCCAAATGCTCCGGTGGGACCTGGCACGAGGTGGCGGGCCAACTGCAACGGCTCGGCAACTGGGAGTTCGAGTCGTACGATGGTGCAAAGACGGTCGTCTCGGCGGATGGGAGCTTCGGTCAACTGTTGGCCGTGGACTGGTCCGGCCGGGATCTCAGCCATGCGTGGCCTGATCAGCCGGACTCCTTTCGATTGCCATTGCAAGTGACAATCGGGAATGGAAAGGGCCGGCAAGCCGTCTTCGATCTGGCGGTCACGACGCCGGATCTCATTGTGGACTCGAGCGGTGCGGGCAAATTTGCACTCGGTCATGGCCTCCTGATCGTAGGAGACTACGACGCGGCGCGAATAAGAGCGGCCATCAAGCACAAATGCGAGCATCTCTGGGGCGACACTTTTGAGGCGCTTGTCAAAAGAATGTCGGAGTACGCCCCGCCGACTGGCGGGTGACAGGAGATCGTGCCGCATCGTGCTGCTTCGGAATCACCGAAACAGCTTTCTACGTGAGCGCATCACGATGCGCCGCCGCAATTTCGCCCACTCTCCGGCGCAAGTGAGAGTATCGCACCAATGATCCGCTGAGCTCGGCCGCGTTTCAACAGCGCGGGGCGGCGCAGCGCTCATTCCAAGCCCGGCGTCATGTGGCTTCATCTCACGCAACCATATCCTAGGAGCCAAAATGGCAAAAACCGAGTTTGGGGTAAATCATCCCTTGGCGGTGAAGGTCTGGTCAAAGAAGCTTATGTCCGAGGCCATCGCCAATACCTGGATCGGCAAATTCATCGGCAATTCGAAGGACTCGCTGATCTATCGCAAGGACGAAATCAGCAAGAGCGCTGGTGACCAGGTCGTGTGCGGATTGCGTATGCGCCTGGTGGGTGATGGCGTGCAGGGCGACGCTACGCTCGAAGGCCAGGAAGAAGCCCTGACGACCTATAGCGATACGCTTGTGATCAACCAGCTTCGCCACGCCACGCGCTCAGCCGGAAAGATGAGCGAACAACGCGTGCCGTTCGACGTGCGGCAGGACAATCTCGAAGGCCTGCGCGACTGGTGGTCGGAACGGCTGGATCAGAGTTTCGCGAATCAGGTGGCCGGATTCACGGCTCAGATCGATACCCGCTTCACCGGCAACAACGCCGCGACCGCTGCGGACGTCGATCACCTGATCCGAGCCGGCAATGTCGCGAACGATGAGAGCCTGATCAGCACCAACAAGTTCGATCTATCCTTGATCGATGCGTGCGTGGCCCGCGCCAAGACGTTCTTCGAGAACGGCATCCCGATCATCCGCCCGCTGCGAGTCGACGGCGAGGACAAGTACGTGATGTTTCTGCACCCCTACCAGGTGCGCGACATGCGAACCAACGCCTCGAACGGCCAGTGGCTCGATATCCAGAAGGCGGCGACATCCGGCGGCGACCGGGCGAAGAATCCGATCTTTACGGGCGCGCTGGGCGAATATAACGGTGTCGTCCTGCATGAATGGACGCGGCTGCCGAAAGGAGTCCATTCCGTCAACAACGTGGCCGTGGACAATACGCGCCGCGCCGTGTTTGCGGGAGCGCAGGCGGCTTGCGTCGCCTTCGGGTCCGAGAACGGCATCGACAAGATGACTTGGTTCGAGGAGTTGTTCGACTACGGCAATCAGCTCGGCGTTTCCGCCGGCGCGATCTTCGGGTTGAAGAAGACCCGGTTCAACGCCAAGGATTTCGGCACGATCGTTGTTCCGACCTACGCGGCGGCAAGCTAG